AAGCAGAAAAAGCTTATTATGCTTCCATCGGAAACGATGATCTGGCAGCCTGAGTTCACAGATAAAACACTCTCCAGGAAACCCGGGGCGGTTCAGTTTGGACCAAATAAAAACACCTCAGAATGGTGCATCCCTCAAAACGAGGGAGGTTCCCCTAAAATGAGGGACATCCCTCAAAACGAGGGAAAATCCCCTAAAACGAGGGATAAAACATCCCTCAAATTAGGGGATTGCTATCCCTCAAAACAGGGGGACACAAAAGACACTATTACAAAAGAAAAAAGAAAAGATTATTCGTCCGAGAATTCTGGCGAATCCTCTGACCAGCCAGAAAACGATCTTTCTGTGGTTAAACCGGATGCTGCAATTCAGAGCGGCAGCAAGTGGGGAACAGCAGAAGACCTGACCGCCGCAGAGTGGATGTTTGACATGGTGAAGACCATCGCACCATCAGCCAGAAAACCGAATTTTGCTGGGTGGGCTAACGATATCCGCCTGATGCGTGAACGTGACGGACGTAACCACCGCGACATGTGCGTGCTGTTCCGCTGGGCATGCCAGGACAACTTCTGGTCCGGTAACGTGCTGAGCCCGGCCAAACTCCGCGACAAGTGGACCCAGCTCGAAATCAACCGTAACAAGCAACAGGCAGGCGTGACAGCCAGCAAACCAAAACTCGACCTGACAAACACTGACTGGATTTACGGGGTGGATTTATGAAAAACATCGCCGCACAGATGGTTAACTTTGACCGTGAGCAGATGCGTCGAATCGCCAACAACATGCCGGAACAGTACGACGAAAAGCCGCAGGTACAACAGGTAGCGCAGATCATCAACGGTGTGTTCAGCCAGTTACTGGCAACTTTCCCGGCGAGTCTGGCTAACCGGGACCAGAACGAACTGAATGAAATCCGCCGCCAGTGGGTTCTGGCTTTCCGGGAAAACGGGATCACCTCGATGGAACAGGTTAACGCAGGAATGCGCGTAGCCCGTCGGCAGAATCGACCATTTCTTCCATCACCCGGGCAGTTTGTTGCATGGTGCCGGGAAGAAGCATCCGTTATCGCCGGACTGCCAAACGTCAGCGAGCTGGTTGATATGGTTTACGAGTATTGCCGGAAGCGAGGCCTGTATCCGGATGCAGAGTCTTATCCGTGGAAATCGAACGCGCACTACTGGCTGGTTACCAACCTGTACCAGAACATGCGGGCCAATGCGCTGACTGACGCGGAATTACGACGCAAGGCTGCCGATGAACTGACCTGTATGACAGCGCGAATTAACCGTGGTGAGACGATACCTGAACCAGTAAAACAACTTCCTGTCATGGGCGGCAGACCTCTAAATCGTGTTCAGGCGCTGGCGAAGATCGCAGAAATTAAAGTTAAGTTCGGACTGAAAGGAGCAAGTGTATGACGGGCAAAGAGGCAATTATTCATTACCTGGGGACGCATAATAGCTTCTGTGCGCCGGACGTTGCCGCGCTAACAGGCGCAACAGTAACCAGCATAAATCAGGCCGCAGCTAAAATGGCACGGGCAGGTCTTCTGGTTATCGAAGGTAAGGTCTGGCGAACGGTGTATTACCGGTTTGCTACCAGGGAAGAACGGGAAGGAAAGGTGAGCACGAACCTGATTTTTAAGGAGTGTCGCCAGAGTGCCGCGATGAAACGGGTATTGGCGGTATATGGAGTTAAAAGATGACCATCTACATCACTGAGCTAATGACAGGCCTGCTGGTAATCGCAGGCCTTTTTATTTGGGGGAGAGGGGAGTCATGAAAAAACTAACCTTTGAAATTCGATCTCCAGCACATCAGCAAAACGCTATTCACGCAGTACAGCAAATCCTTCCAGACCCGACCAAACCAATCGTAGTAACCATTCAGGAACGCAACCGCAGCTTAGACCAAAACAGGAAGCTATGGGCCTGCTTAGGTGACGTCTCTCGTCAGGTTGAATGGCATGGTCGCTGGCTGGATGCAGAAAGCTGGAAGTGCGTTTTTACAGCAGCATTAAAGCAGCAGGACGTTGTTCCTAACCTTGCCGGGAATGGCTTTGTGGTAATAGGCCAGTCAACCAGCAGGATGCGTGTAAGCGAATTTGCGGAGCTATTAGAGCTTATACAGGCATTCGGTACAGAGCGTGGCGTTAAGTGGTCAGACGAAGCGCGACTGGCTCTCGAATGGAAAGCGCGATGGGGAGATCGGGCTGCATGACTATCAAATCAAATACGCCAGCACACGACAAGGACTGCTGGCAAACGCCGCTCTGGCTTTTTGATGCACTGGATATTGAGTTTGGATTCTGGCTGGATTCAGCAGCGAGCGACAAAAATGCTCTGTGCGCTCACTGGCTGACTGAGGCCGACGACGCGCTCAATTCTGAGTGGGTAAGCCACGGTGCAATCTGGAATAACCCACCGTACAGCAATATCAGGCCGTGGGTGGAAAAAGCCGCTGAGCAGTGCATACAACAGCGACAGACGGTAGTTATGCTTGTGCCAGAGGATATGTCAGTCGGATGGTTCAGCAAGGCTCTGGAGAGTGTTGACGAAGTTCGCATCATCACTGATGGACGGATTAATTTTATCGAACCATCGACAGGGCTGGAGAAGAAGGGAAACAGCAAAGGCTCCATGCTGCTGATTTGGCGACCGTTCATCAGTCCTCGACGAATGTTTACTACCGTATCCAAAGCGGCATTGATGGCGATCGGGCAGGGCGTCAGGAGGGCGGCATGAGGCGACAGCAAAGAAGCATCACCGACATCATCTGCGAAAACTGCAAATACCTTCCAACGAAACGCTCCAGAAATTTAGTTTTGAGCAGAATACCATGATGTCAGTGCAAGGGGGAGAAAGTCTCCTCATTATCTGATTCGCAATTTACGTGCATATTTAAATATTGCACGTTACAACGTGCATGTGTATGATTGACTTATCAATCACAACACGAGATATGCTCATGAAAAATGATGATGTTAGTGGGAAGGCCAAAGGCGGTAAGGCACGCGCGGCAAAAATGACAGCAGAGCAAAGAAAAGAATCCTCAAGAAAGGCTGTTGCCGCAAAAAAAGAAAAAGCTTTATTGCCCGTATCTGCGAATGAGGGAAAGTTAAAGATCGGTGATGCGGAATTAGATGTCGCGGTTCTCGAAAATGGACGGCGTATCATATCACAAGCTTCTGTTTTTAAAGCATTTGGCCGACCACAAAGAGGGGGTAGAGCACCTCAAGAAGAGGGGGTGATCAATATGCCCGCTTTTATGGATGCTGCAAACCTTAAAAAATATATAAATCAAGATGTTATGGGTGTGATCAATAAGGTCAAATACAAGACGATTACTGGCTCCGTCCAGGAAGGTTATGACGCATCCATAATACCTCTTGTCTGCGATGTTTATTTAAAGGCAAGAGAGGCAGGCGCTATCACCAGGCCAAACCAGTTAGAGACAGCCAAGAAAGCTGAAATTCTGGTGCGCTCATTAGCTAAAGTCGGAATAATAGCGCTTGTTGATGAAGCGACGGGGTACCAGCGAGATAGAGAAAAAGATGCGCTCGCCAAAATACTCGAGGCCTTTGTCGCAAAGGAAATTCAACCTTATATTACAACATTTCCTGCTGATTATTATGAAGAGCTTTTCAGGTTAAGGGGCTTAGAATACCCGCCGGAAAATCCCCGCTTCCGGCCTCAGTATTTTGGCGTTTTGACAAATGATATCGTCTACAAGAGATTGGCACCAAACATCCTTGAGGAGCTTAAAAAGCAGAACGTAAAGGCCTCAAAAGGTACAAAGTTGTTTCAGGGGCTGACGCCAAATATTGGATATCAAAAATTAAGAGAGCATCTGTCATCAACCGTTACGATTATGAAGCTATCTAACGACTATTCAGATTTTATTGCAAAAATGAATCGCCTGCATCCAAGGTTTGAGGATGTGAAAACAGACGAACTGGATGATTCAGACAAGTAACAGTAACCCACCTTCAGGTGGTTTTTTTGTACAAATCCTTCAGCGTAAGTTTACCTCCTTCACTGCATTACTACTGACCATTGACAACTTAACAAACCCAGCTTCGGCTGGGTTTTTTATTGGTGAATTTTCAATATGAGAGGACATGACAATGAACGAGCTGATAAATAGCAACGTCATCAAAATGACTAGCATTGAAATCGCTGAGCTTACAGGTAAGCGTCATGACAATGTGAAACGAACCATCGAAACGCTGGTTAAAAGTGGAGTTATCCGGCTTCCTCAAATTGAGGTTTCCGAAAGAATCAATAACTTAGGGTTCAATGTTCAGTACGAGCATTACGTCTTCGAAGGCGAAAAAGGTAAGCGCGACAGCATTATTGTCGTTGCCCAGTTGTCGCCGGAATTCACCGCTCGCCTTGTTGACCGCTGGCGAGAACTCGAAGGGGCAACCGCGAAAATACCACAAACCTTTTCTGAGGCATTGCGCCTTGCGGCCGACCTTGAAGACCAGAAGGCTGAACTGGAGAAACAGCTTGCTCTCGCAGCACCTAAAGTTGAGTTTGCCGATCGAGTTGGCGAGGCCAGCGGAATTTTGATTGGAAACTTTGCAAAGGTTGTTGGTATTGGTCCAAACAAACTGTTTGCGTGGATGCGCGATCACAAAATCCTTATTGCTTCAGGTGCCCGGCGCAATGTGCCAATGCAGGAATATATGGATCGCGGCTATTTCACAGTGAAAGAAACAGCGGTCAATACAAATCACGGAATACAGATATCGTTCACCACAAAAATCACCGGGCGTGGTCAACAGTGGCTGACAAGAAAGCTGCTAGATAACGGAATGCTTAAAGTAACAGGGGAGGCTGCTTAATGGCTAAACCAGCGCGAAGGAAATGCAAAATCTGTAAGGAATGGTTTCACCCGGCATTCTCAAATCAGTGGTGGTGCAGCCCGGAACACGGAACTCAATTAGCACTCGAACGACGAAGTAAAGAACGCGAAAAAGCGGAAAAAGCAGCAGAGAAGAAACGACGACGAGAGGAGCAGAAACAGAAAGATAAACTGAAGATTCGAAAACTCGCCTTAAAGCCCCGCAGTTACTGGATTAAACAAGCCCAACAAGCCGTAAACGCCTTCATCAGAGAAAGAGACCGCGACTTACCATGTATCTCGTGCGGAACGCTCACGTCTGCTCAGTGGGATGCCGGACATTACCGGACAACTGCTGCGACACCTCAACTCCGATTTGATGAACGCAATATTCACAAGCAATGCGTGGTGTGCAACCAGCACAAAAGCGGAAATCTCGTTCCGTATCGCGTCGAACTGATTAACCGCATCGGGCAGGAAGCAGTAGACGAAATCGAATCGAACCATAACCGCCATCGCTGGACTGTCGAAGAATGCAGGGCGATCAAGGCGAAGTATCAGCAGAAACTTAAAGACCTGCGAAACAGCAGAAGTGAGGCCGCATGACGTTCACAGTAAAAACCATTCCTGACATGCTCGTTGAGGCATATGAAAATCAGACCGAGGTAGCCAGAATACTGAACTGTAGTCGCAACACGGTCAGAAAATACACTGGCGATAAAGAAGGGAAAAGACACGCTATCGTCAACGGTGTTCTTATGGTTCACCGCGGATGGGGTAAAGATACTGATGCGTGATATCCGGCAGGTTCTTGAGCGCTGGGGGGCATGGGCGGCAAATAACTATGAGGATGTTACATGGTCGCCCATTGCTGCCGGATTTAAGGGACTGATCCCCGAAAAAGTAAAATCACGTCCACAGTGCTGTGACGATGATGCGATGGTGATATGCGGGTGCATAGCCCGCCTTTACCGGAACAATCGCGATCTGCATGACTTGCTGGTTGATTATTACGTGTTGGGGGAGACGTTCATGGCGTTGGCACGGAAACATGGGTGCTCTGACACCTGTATAGGTAAACGCCTTCACAAAGCGGAGGGGATTGTTGAAGGCATGCTGATGATGCTGGGAGTGAGGCTTGAGATGGATCGGTATGTTGAGCGTGAATTGCCGGGAGGGAGAACCTCTGTATTTTATCAGCGAAAAAATAGTTTACGATCGTAAAAATCTGCATATCATGATAAGAGTGGTTACATTGCCACGCAGTCGAACCCGCCGATGCGCGGGTTTTTTTGTACCCCGAATCCTGTGAGCTATACGGAAAGTACACAGAAAGGAAGGTGCGACCGTAATTAATAACAAAATCTTAAAAATCGCATATAGCACTATTAGTTTTCTAAATATTGTATATTTTAAGTATTGCAGGATAACCCTGTAACGAAGTTTGCGTAACAGCATTTTGCTCTACGAGTTTGCCAGCCTCCCCCAGTGGCTGGCTTTTTTATGTCCGTAGCGTCAAAGCAGCAATGGCGCTGGGGCGTCGTGCAATTGGCGTTGAGCTGGAGAGCGGGCGTTTTGAGCAGACGGTCAGGGAAGTTCAGAATGTAGTCAGTCAGAACGGATGATATTGCAGAATTAGTTACGTACCGTTATTATCCTGCGCCCGGCCCTTTAGCTCAGTGGTGAGAGCGAGCGACTCATAATCGCCAGGTCGCTGGTTCAAATCCAGCAAGGGCCACCATCACATACCGCCATTAGCTCATCGGGATAGAGCGTCAGCCTTCGAAGCTGGCTGTGCGGGGTTCAAGTCCCCGATGGCGGTCCATTATCAGCATCATGCGTTGTTAGCTCAGTCGGACAGAGCAATTGCCTTCTAAGCAATCGGTCACTGGTTCGAATCCAGTACAACGCGCCATATTTATTTACTTGGCTCGCTTCGGCGGGCCTTTTTTGTATCTGCGCCACGCCCGGCGCATATCAACCACAGAGCCTTTCGGGGGTGAGCTTACGGAGTGGTCAGTGTGACTTTCTCTGTGGGCAGATCGCTCCCGGGCGTTGGCTCACCCACCCAAAGGAACGTCACGATGTTTGTATTTTTGGTAAAAAAGCCCGCCGAGCGGCAGTGGAAATTAAAAAGTTTGAGAAACGTGATCTGGCACAGGCGGTTATTAATGCTGCCTATCTGGTGGCCTATGCAGATGGTGAATGTGAGGCTTCAGAGAAAGCGAAGATCGAGCAGGTCTTGCGTAACCAGCCTGCGTTGTCCGCGTTTACGTCAGAAATTAATGCGATTAGCGCAACCATTATCGGTCAGCTGGATACGAACTTTAAAACTGGTCGTCGAGCGGCATTGCGTGAAATTGAAGATGTGAAACACGATACGCGTGAAGCGGAAGATGTGCTGGATGTGGCGGTGGCCATTGCGGAGGCAGACGGCGAAATTGAGCCGGAAGAGCGCAAGGTGCTGGAAGAGATTGCCGGTGTTCTGGGTCTTCGTCTGGAGAATCACCTGTGACGGTAAAACTGCGCCTGGCTGTGGCTGCACTCCTGCTGTTTCTGGTGGTGATGGTGGATTTCACCAGCAGAATCATGTCGGTGCTGGCGGATGGGGTGCTGGTCTGCGGCATTGTGGTATTGCTGTGGCCGGTGATAAAAAGAAACAGCCTGCATAATGCTTGATTTTTTTGTTTGCTGTTTATTAAAAATACTTCTGCATGGTGAATCCCCCTGTGCGGAGGGGCAATCAGCAACCAGGTATATGTGATAATCGCGGATTCAGGTGCTGATACTGAATTCACCGGGAGGCACCCGGCACCATGCAAGAAAAAGAATGTGCATGCAAACATGCCCCTCTCCGGAGGGGCATTTTTTATGGGTAAAAAATGCCCGAATGGGTTCGGGCAATAGCATGAGATACTGATATTGTTGTGTTGTTATCGTGTGGATTTTAACCAGGGTTTATCAGGCTGCGCAACTGCGTGGCCTTTTTTCATTTCTTGGGCTGTAGTCCCCGTGTGTCATTCAGGCTTCCG